GTGGTCCTTGTCTATCCGCATGAAGGTCTTGCATGCATGCAGTACTTGCGCCCCATCGACGTAGAGCTCGTTAAGGTAGACAAACTTGATGCTCGAGAAGAAAGACTTGACCTCGTCCATGACTGCGCCCAGGCTCTTGTACAGGTTCTTGAGCTCGACACGAGCTTTCTCCGCCTTCTCCGCTGCTTCTAGGGCTGATCCTTCAACCACGACGCACGTTGCTGCATCATCGATAAGGCACAATGTATGTGCAACTTCCTTGTCTGAGAGTATCCCGCTGCTCCTGCACCTGTAAACCCACCATATGAGCATGTGAGCATGCCACGCCGTGTCTGAGGTAGCGGGCCAGCCTTGTATGCTGCCGGCAGTCAGGTTGAAAGAGGCCTTGTAGCCACGCCTGTCGGTGAAGATGCGGAGCTTGTCCCAGATCTCCGCGATCGCTTCGGGCCTAGCACACTGCGTCGTGCCTAAGGCGTACTGCTGCCACGCGTTGAAGGCCTTCCTGCACATCTTTGGTGACCACCCCTCAATGTCTGTGCTAGTGGCGATGCTATACTGAGTTGCCCTCTGGCTCAGCCCCTCGGCCATCTTGTGGAACTTCTTCTTGTGCCTCACTTGGTCCACCCTGATGGAGGTGCCCGGGGTGAGTGCCGCTAGGGGTCTGAGTGCGTGGTCTGCTTCTGACAGCATTTCCCTTGCGATGTCACAGGCGCTTATCGTTTCCCTCACTTTGGCCCCAGGCTTGGTGTTCTCAGCTTTCCCGGCCACTTCACCTATGATGTCGTCTTGGTCACTCAAGCCCTCACTGAATAGCCTCGCTCTCAGCTCTTCCGGAGTCTCGCCGTTGCTGAGGTTGTACCCGCCAAACAACGCATGCAGCAGTTCATTACCTTCTTCCTTCGGCAGGCTTCGGGACATGCTTCTGTCCATGTACATGGAGAGCTTAGCGACGACGCGCGTGCTGTCTTGGGCATCCAGCTGGTGCCAGTTTGCAGACTCTTCGTATGCCCACTCCTTCCACACACGCACTTTGCCCCACTCGGACTTCGGGGGGAGCGTGAGCTTGCCATGCAGAGATGCCTTGAACCATCTGGTCTCATGGAACTCATAGTCTACATCAGCCTTATACGCCGGCACCCTCTTGTTCTTGCTCACGAATCTGCAGAAGTCGTACGCACAGCAGAACGATATGAACTCCTCGAGGGCGACGGGGTCTGAGTGCCCAGCCTCACTTGTTTTGGCATTGAGAGTCTCATGCAGAAGCACGTGATCGATGTCTGGGGGAGGGAGAAGGTGGTAGAGCTTGAAGAACTCCGCCTTCACTCTTTCTGCGACTGGGAACGTGGACACCATGTCGAACCACTGACTGTTGTGAGGGTACCACTTAGCCACATCTTGGGCTAGGACCTTGTCCCGTTCCTCCCACCCGCACGGCACTGCCCCAGCTTCCTCCATGGTACGGTTCTGCCACCTAACGTAAGAGACGTGCATGTGGCGCGCAACCTGTTCACACCTGGACGTGTCTGCCAGAGCACCAGACAGCCAGGCAAAGCATCTCCCGAGCATGCCATTGCACACAGGTGGGGCTAGGTCGCCAGTTCTGCGGAAGTCCTCGAAGAAGACTGTCGTGTTCCTGATTGAAGTGACGCACGTGCGGAAGTACGCTGCTGCTGAGTTATCGAAGATGTAAGCCCTCTTACCTCGTATCGCAACAATGACACCCAAGTAATTGTAGCACTGGTACATGTCGCGGGAAGCCTCGGGGAGCTTGAAGCGGTGCCTCTCATGCGCCGGGGCCTCGTCAGCCTTCCTTATGAGCTCCCTTGTTGACTCGCGAGTGCGGCGGGGTGGAGCAGCCCATAGCCTACACCCTTTCACCCACATAGGCATGGCACGATACTGGAAGTGCTCGCCGACCTCTACCCAGGCCTGCCACTTGGCGAACGCTCCTGCTCCACTGCGAAGAAAGGTGTAGCGCCCAGCTTCATGCGCGAACAGAGCCGAGGAGACTTTCTGCCCAATCAGCTGGAAGTCTATCATGTCGCGTGCAAAGGCCCTCCCCGCGCTGCTGTCCTGACTCTCAGTGTAGACTCTTGGGTCGTCCAGGGCATCCTTCAGCATGGCGTACACCGCAGTCGCATCATTCAGGCACTCTTCGACCCCGTAGTGCTTCAGGGTGGCCAGGAAGTCTGCCACGATCAGCCTGGCAGGCTCTGGCTGGTCGTATCTGGGGTGGGTAGCCAGGCGGCCGATCTCTGCATCCAGCAAGTACTGCTCAAGGGCGACGTCGTATCCAGGCAACTCATCATCTACTTCTTCACCATCCAGGGCATCTTCCGCTAGCTCGTCGTATAGGAGTTCCATGGTGTCAAAGGAGTCCATGCTCAGCTTGAATGCCCTTGCGACATCTATTTTCTGTCTCACGTCTGCTCCTACTACAGCGTAATGTATCATCTTGTTGCGGGCTTGGTCCCTATATCTGGGCCGTTGGTAAACACGAGCCATAGCCTAGTAATTATCAAAACGGACGGTTTTCAATTCCGAGATTGGAACACGAACGAGGCAAGACAAAAATTACACGCCTAAACTAAGCAAATGGATTTGAGTCCAACCGGAAACGTTTGGGTTCGTGTCCG